GATTCTGCTCTAAATTCAATATCGCTTTTCTCCGTTATTTTAAGAGGAAAACTGTAGTCCTGTAAATGATTTCCGTTACTTATTGTAATTATTTCTTTTGTATTAAATACTCCACCATAAGGTCTTACAACTAATAAAGTTTTTAATACAGCAGGAGTGTTTGATGATGTTCCTGTTGAAATATTTGTTTGATAAATATAAGCAGTATAACCAGCAGGTACTGTCCAAAATGATTGAAGTGTTTGATTAGTTCCATCTCCATTGATTGTAGTATATTTATTTACAGGAACTCCTGATGTTACTGTTCCTGTTCCTACATAAATAATTCCTGCATTTACTCCACCACTTCCTGCGGTTAAAACTATTGCTCTGTTTACCCGTAGAAATGAATTAGTAGTGGTAACAGCTGTTTGACCATTTAATATTATAGTTTCAGATATTTCATTATAATCTCCATCTAATCCTGCAATTTGAATTGTTCTTGCACCTGTTCCAGCAGAAGTATCATTTGCATCAGAACTAGATACCGTCATGGTTGTTGCACTAGGAGGATAGGCATACAGACCTCCTTCAAGCCAAATTGTTTCAAGACTGTTTCCAACACTTGCATTTTGACCAAACTTGTAAATTTGTTTGTAACTAGGAGATAAATCTCCACTAGCAACACCTAGTTGAAAATTTTCAGAATTAACATTATTGCAAGACATTAGCAACCAAACCTTGTATTAAACCAAGTAAATCTCTCTACTTCTTGTTTTAGTTCCTCTTGAAATGCAAAGTTTAATTGGTTTTTTAATGTTTCTAAAGATGCAGTAATTTGTCTTTGGTTAGTAACTTCATACTGTTCTTTAGGTTCTGGAATATATACTGTTATTTTTGCCATTATCTTCTACCATCTGGTTGGAAATCAAATCTGAATAAACCTAATCTCCAGTTTTCATCAGTTGATTCGTTTTCTATTTTTAATGCGGCAAGTCTAGCTCTAGCTCTAGTATCAATTTTTTCTGTTGAAGAATTTATAGTAAAAGGGCCTAAAGGCGAAGATGCAGCAGTATTACTCGGATAATCTCTTAAATCTAAAGTAATTTTAGCATTACCTTGTAAATTTTTAAAATCAGGAACAAGCCTTCTAATTTTGATAAAAAACTCTCCATCTCCATTTACATCTAAATCAAAATCTCCTGATTGTATATATGCTGGAATAGCAGTTGCATTACCATTAGCATCCACTTCATTAACTCCTGTTTCGTGTTCATAATAAGTTGTTTTACCTTGTGAAGATGAAATACCATTAACTGTTGGAAAAGAAGGCACACTATTGTTTGTAAATTTAGTTGCATAAGGTTTATCAAAAACTACTTTGTCAGTATAAGATGTTCTTGCTAAAGTTCCAGTTGTCCACACACCTTCAAGATAATTATAACAAACTATTCTATTTGCAAATTGACTAGATGCATCAGGATAAAACCATATTATTTCATTAAATAAACTATTATGTGCTGCGTAAACTTGTTGACCAGCGTTGAAGTTTAAACCAGGATTAGTACCAGTAGTTTTAAATACAAAGTCCTCTACTAAACATGATAATTTTTTAACAGAACCATCATAAACAAAGAATCCTCCTTCATCGGACATCCAGTATACTGTGGTATCAACGAATACCATTGCATTTTGTCCTAATACTCCGCAGTTAGATCCTACTTGTCTTATTGAAAATGTAAAAGGTGGGCCAACAAACTGCATTATATAAGCTGCAGCATCTGTACCTATAAAAGTATAATCCTTACCTTTTACTGCACCTCTTATATCTGAACCTGAATCAATCCTAAATGTACCAGCTGTATTTACAGATGTAGGTTGATAATCTGTTATATCTTCTTGGTCAGAAAATCTAATAAACATTTTATCTTGTGTTGTAGGGTCTCCTATAGTTGTTTCTGTACCTAAATGAACAAGATGTCTATCTCTATCTGATACAATTGTCATAACAGATTTAGTTGGGTTATTTGCAATACTTATTGCTCTTTTAGTTAATGCTAAAGCATCACCTGCTATAGGTGTCCATTGAAAAGATCTACCATTATGAACTGTAGATATTAATATTTGACCAAAGTTATCTAATGACCAAAATCCAGGATCAATATTAGTATTAGATACTGTTCTTGCTGTGCCCCAAGTAGACTGTCCCCATCGACCTGCACCCCAACCATATCCTAAAGTTTGTACTAATCCACCGATTTCAATATAAGGTAAAGGATCTAAAGTTCCGTCATTCGTGGCTCCTGTTCCTGTTTCCGCTGTTGGCATTTGAATTGTAAATGTTGTAGCGGAAAGAATCGTTTGGACTTCAAATAATATATCATCAAAATCAGTAGCAGTATAATTCGTTTGACCACCAGTAAAAGATCCTGCATTTTCGAATGTAACAATATCTCCTATTTCTAAATTATGAGAAGAAGTTGTTGTTATAGTAACTGTTGTTGAACCATTTGTAGTTGTAATATCTGCACCAGTTTGTTGTCTATCAGGATCAATTGGTGTTATATCATAAAAATCACCAGAATAATAAATATATAAACATCTATTAGTACCAATTGCTGAGTATTTACGACCATCTAAGTCTGTGAATGTATGTTGTGCTCTTGTTACACCTATTAAAGTATCTGAATTAATTTGTAACCAACCACCAATTTTTTCAGGTTGCCCATATCTAAATCTTACATTATCTCCATCAACCCATACATTTTCTGCTTGAGTATCTGTGATTTGTTTATTAAATCCTGGTCTAAATGGTATTTTAGTTAAAGCCATAGCCTATTTTACAATACTATTAATGGTTAGTATAGAACTAAACTATTTTACAAAAGAAGGGAGCCCAAGTAAAGGTCTGCCATCAAACTTATTTTTATCTGCAAATGGCCCATTTATATGGTTATAATGTAAAAATACTTGACCACAAATGTTTCCTTCAAATGGCTCTCGCCAATGCTCTAATTCGCAACCACTATATACTAACATATCACCTACATCAAGTAATACCTTTGTGCCCGCTGGAGCATCAGGTTTATGTATTTCTTTATATTCATCAATAACTGAATTAGCTCCAGATCCGTCTATAAATATAGGCCATGGATCACCACCTAAGTTTAGAGTACAAGATATTTCACAACTTGGTCTATCTTTATGTCTTCTTAATTTGTCACCTCTTTTATAAGCTCTTGCATAAGAGTAGGTTGGAATTAAATCTAAATTTGTGTGTTGTTTCATCACTGGTAACATCTTTACTAATAATGTTTCCATTACAAAATCACCATAACAAGAAAAGGTATTAGGTATTTGTGTATCTCCCCAAGTTCCTAACATTGGTGATTGTGAATGAATATTGTTTTTGTACATAAAATGCACTGCATCTCTTTTAAGTAAAAAGTAATTGAGTATAAAATTAGATAACTCATAACTAGCTGCATTTTTAATTACTTGATATTTTTGTTGTTGAAATGTCATACAAACATACCTTTCTGTAAGAAGTTAAATGATACTGATATTCTAATTTCATTTGATTCATTAGGATCAACACAATGCATTAACCAAGATGGAAACATAATCAGTCGTCCATCTTTTGCTTCATAATGCGTTTCTCTATAGAGTCTTGGTGGTAATTGTCCTTCTTTTTGTTTTGGTCTTATCATAGAAGCTGAAGATCTTGGATCATCTACTTTTAAATGTCCGCAGTTCTTTGGAGCTTTTACATAATAGACACCAGACCATAATGAGTTTGGATGTTGATGAGCTCTATTCATTCCTCCAGGAGGATTAATGTTTGCCCACATATTACCCAAGAAAGGCTCACTTGCTAAATGTTCTTGATCGTAAATTGTTCTTTGTGCCTCGTATAACATATCTACTAAATTTTTATATTCTGGTCTTAAATGCATATCCGTTGTTGAGTGCCAACCTTTTACATTAGTTCTTACCACACCTTTATCTTGATTAGACCAAGCCATAATATCTCTTTCTAAATCTTTATTTAAAGTTGGATGTTTTATATCTGCAATATAAATTGGTGTTGGAAAATGAAGTTCTCTAAACATTATCGTAACGGTGTTCCTCCAAACCACATCACTAAAGATTTTCTATTTCCTTTAATAACTGGTTTTACTCTATGTCTTACAAACGATGCAAAGAAAACAATTTGACCTTGTTTAAGTTTTGCAACTTTACCTTCTGACATAACTTCTAAATCTCCACCTTCAAATTCATTCTCAGGAGACAATAAACAAGTCATAGATATTTTTCTAACTGGGGGTTCGTGTGCACAGTTAATATCTGAATCTATATGCCAATCATAAAATCCACCCTCAGGATATTCTGTATATTGTGCAGGTTCTGTTAATGTCATTCCATCAAATCCAAAATGATTTCTATTTGTTTTTTGCATTAATTTTTCTATATCTTTATACATATCCAACATTTTCTTAAATGGGATCCAACTAATATGTGATGTTCTAGTTTTAGTATCAACCGTACCACCAGATCCACCACCCACTTGTCCAGTTTGTTTAGGCTCTGATCTTCCTGCTTCAATAATCATCTTACATTGTTCAGGTGTAAATATTGGCCCCGTTGTTTCAACTACATACGATTTCCATTTTGGTTCTGTAATTATCATATTGCTCCTCTGTTTTTAATTGGATCAAACTGTACATCACAGTTTGCAGCTAAAGTTCTTCTAGTTTCATTAGTTCCATTGAATGGATAAACACAGTGTCTCATATCATATGGAAATACATAAAAATCTCTTAACTCCATTGGTGGTTGATAATCTATTTTTGCAAACTGACCATTACTTGCACCTAGTATTTGAAGTCTTCCGTTTTGTGGTACCTGGTCATTAGAATATTCTACACCATATGTTGATGGTAATTTTAAAACCATTACAGAGGATAAACCCGTAAACAATGTCCCTCGATGAATATGTGCAGGATTATACTCGTGCTGTTTCATTTCATTCACCCATATAGAATTTAAATGCAATTCATAATCTCTAATTTTATTAAAAGATAAATAGTGTTTAAATATTTCTAAGAAATAATTAGTCACATCTCTTGGTAATATATTATGTCTTTTTACTTTTGATTCATCCTGGCCTTGATAAAATAAACTATGTTCATTTTGTATCTTACCCACTAATTGTTTATTAGCAGGATGTAAGTTATGAAAATTACTTTCATAAATATGATTGATTGAATGAAATATATCTAAAGGTACTTGATACTTTAATATTGATTGACCTAGAAATACAAAATCAAAATTAATCTTTTGGTTTATCATCCTGAGTTAATTTCTCTTGCTCTTTATAACTACTTTCTAATTCACCAGATTTTTTAATTCTTTGAAGAGATTGCAGTTGACCTAAGATATTAAATTTCTCAGACTCTG